CCCTGGCTTTCCACCCACATCGAACGCTGGCCGACGGCCAAGCTGGTGCCCTATGCAAGAAATGCCCGCGGTCACTCCGAAGAGCAGGTGGCCCAGATTGCGGCTTCCATCGTCGAGTTCGGTTTCACCAATCCGATCCTGGCCGGGTCCGATGGCGTGATCGTCGCCGGTCATGGACGGCTGGCCGCCGCGCAAAAGTTGGGCCTGAACACCGTGCCCGTGGTCGTGCTTGATCACCTGACGCACACACAGCGCCGTGCGCTCATCATTGCGGACAACCGCATTGCAGAAAACGCCGGTTGGGACGACGCCATGCTGCGCATCGAACTCCAGTCCTTGCAGGAGGATAGCTTCAACCTCGATATCACTGGCTTCGATGCCGATGCCCTGGCCGAGATCATGGCGGGCGAGGAAACCACGCTCGATGGCAACACCGATGACGATGCGGTGCCCGAAGTGTCGGCCACTTCCATCTCCCGCCCGGGTGATGTTTGGGAGCTGGGTAAGCATCGATTGGTTTGCGGCGATGCCACCGACCCCAAGAGCTACGAGCTGCTGATGGCTGATGGCCAGGCCGACATGGTGTTCACCGATCCACCGTACAACGTGGACTACGCCAACAGCGCCAAGGACAAGATGCGCGGCAAGGATCGCCCGATCCTGAACGACAACTTGGGCGATGGTTTCTACGATTTTCTGCTGGCCGCATTGAAGCCAATGCTGGATCGCTGTGCTGGGGCCACTTACATCGCCATGTCGTCCAGCGAGCTGGATACCCTGCAACAGGCCTTCCGGGCTGCCGGTGGCAAATGGTCCACCTTTATCATCTGGGCCAAGAACACTTTCACGCTCGGCCGCGCCGACTACCAGCGCCAGTACGAACCGATCCTCTACGGATGGAAAGACGGTGCCGACCACTACTGGTGCGGGGCACGCGATCAGGGTGATGTGTGGCACATCAAAAAGCCGCACAAGAACGACCTGCACCCGACCATGAAACCGGTGGAGTTGGTCGAACGTGCGATCCGCAATTCCAGCCGTCCAGGGGCCATCGTGCTGGACCCGTTTGGCGGTTCGGGCACTACCCTCATCGCGGCTGAGAAAACAGGTCGCATCGGCTGGCTGCTCGAGCTCGACCCCAAGTACGTGGACGTTATCGTCAAACGCTGGGAGGCGTTCACGGGCCGCAAAGCAACCCGAGCGGCAGAGCCTGCGGAAGAGGCACTCACCGAGTCCGATCAGGCTGAGATTTTGTAGATCCTGTCGCCGCCTGTTTCTTTTCTGGACTGAATAATATGCCCAGAAGTGCCCCAACGCCCTGCCGTTACCCTGGCTGCGGGGCGGTACTGTCAAGTCCGGGCTTTTGCCCCCAACACATAGCCAGCGCGCACCGTGACTACGGACGAGCCAGACGTGTCTTTGATACCGAAGTGAGCTTTTACCAGAGCAGGCCTTGGCGGGTACTGAGGGCTGCGGTGCTTCGCGAAAGCCCGCTGTGCCTTACGTGTAAGGCCCGCGGTCGCCTGGTTCTGGCTGGGGTGGTGGATCACGTGGTGCCGCTCAAAGACGGCGGTGCCCGCTTTGATAGGGCCAACCTGCAGCCTCTCTGCGTCGGTTGCCACAACCGCAAAACGGCCAGAGAGACTGCCGGCCGGCGCTAGACCCCCTCGCCCATGAGGTAGGGGGGTCAAATCTCCACAGTTGGGCGGTGGCGATGCGCGCGGGTGTCCATATTTTTGTGACCGCGAAATTCACGACCCCCTATTTCGGAGGCGGCGGGCACTGGGTAAGGGATGACTTGAATGGCCGATTGTGTGCGCAAGTGCGCAAGCACCGACATCGCCACACCGCGCAATTGAAAGCAGACAACATGGCCACACGAGGGCGCAAACCGGCGCCGATTGAACTGAAGCTACTCAAAGGCAATCCGGGCAAAAGAGCCATCAATGCCAAAGCACCCGTATTGCAGCAGCCACAAGCGTTGGCGGGGGATGCTACCCCTGACATGTTGCTCGAGGAGGCCAAGCCTTATTGGGACCATGCGATTGCGCATGCGCCGCGCGGCTTGCTGCGAAAACTCGACATTTACCTTTTGGCTGCGTGGTGTAACGCTGCTTATCGCTACGAATACAATATCAGGCTGGCCGCCAAATCCGATGTCATTCCGGTGCGCGGGGCAAAGCTTGCGGGCCTGGACGCCAAGGACCGTCCCGTGATGCACAACCCGTTTTCTACCGCGGCGCGGGCCTATCTGAAAGACATGACCATGTTGGCGGCGGAGTTAGGCTTTACGCCGAGCTCACGCGCGCGACTCGGCGCAGCCGATGCGGCAACAAGGCAAGATGATGATCCTTGGGAACAGATCGCGGGTTGAATTTGTCTGGCCGGACTTTTGCTTAATCGATGTTCGGATCACCAACTCTGTCCAACGTCGAAGGGATAGGGGTTTGCAGCGGTTTATGATGGTATTTCTATGACAGAAAACGCATGGGAGCAGTAAGCGTGACCAAGGGTGATTTGATCGACGTGGTGTCGAAGGAAGCAGATTTGAGTAAGGCTGCTGCAACGCGTGCAGTCGATGCAGCACTTAAAACAATTATCAAAACGGTATCAAAAAAACAAACAGTCCAGCTTATTGGATTCGGCTCATTTCGTGCGGTTAAAAGAAACGCTCGCAATGGACGCAATCCTGCGACCGGGGAGTTGATGTCCATCCCTTCCTCCACGGTTGCTCGATTCACACCGGGTGCTGCGTTTAAAGTAAAGCTTGCCAAGCGATAAAAGGAAGGTATCTTTCCTCATCGATTAAACCATCGCCAAGTAGATTAAGAACGGTCTGGTAATCAGATAGATCAAATTTATAGATACGTCAAATGAATAAACTGGGCTTGTCACCAGCCAACTGCAGCGAGAAAGTTGACTAAGAGCCACGCTTCCTATGTTGATACGGCCCGCCTTTATGCCAGGCAAGTCGCAGCAGGCGAGATTGCTGCCTGCCACTGGGTCCAGCGAGCCTGCCAGCGCCAACTTGATGACTTGAGTCGGTTCAAGGGCAGGGCTAGCCCCTACCGATTTAACCCCAAGCTAAAGGATAAGCTGGGCCGCAGTTTTTATCCGGCCGACAACCTGTGCGCCTTCATCGAGCGCTTGCCCCATGTCAAAGGGCCGCTTGCGGGCCAGACGATTGCCCTTGAACCCTGGCAGACGTTTATTCTTACGACCGTGTTTGGATGGATCAAACCCGATGGCAAGCGCAGGTTTCGGCGCTCCTACATCGAAGTGCCCAGGGGTAATGCCAAGTCGACGCTGTCTTCTGCCGTTGGACTTTATATGCTGGCTGCAGACCGCGAAGGGGGCGCCGAGATTTACTCGCTTGCTACAACGCGCGATCAGGCTCGGATTGTGTTTGGCGATGCTCAGGCCATGGCTCGAGCAAGTGCGGGGTTTCGGCAGCGCTTTGGCGTTAGCGTGGGTGCGCACAATTTGCATGTGCTCAACACAGGCTCTAAGTATGAAGCGCTCTCGGCCGAAGGCTCAACCCTCGATGGGTTAAACATCCACTTTGGATGCGTTGATGAATTACATGCGCACAAAACGCGGACGGTCTACGATGTGGTTGAGACCGGGATTGGCAAGCGCGATAACTCGCTGCTTTGGGTGATCACCACGGCAGGCAGCAATCGTGCTGGGATTTGTTATGAGGCACGTACCTACATCACCAAGGTGCTTGATGGTCATCTGGCCGATGAGAGCCAGTTTGGGATCATCTACGGGCTTGATGATGGAGATGATTGGACAAGCGAGCAGGCACTTTGCAAGGCTAACCCCAACTGGGGCGTATCGGTAAGGCCCGAGGTGGTGGCAGGCTTGCAGTACAAAGCCCTTCAAATGCCGGCCGCGACCAATAACTTTAAAACCAAGCACCTTAACGATTGGGTCAATGCCGATACGGCCTGGATGGACATGAGAGCCTGGGAGCGGTGCAAGTGCGAGACGCTGCGCTGGGAGGACTTGGAGGGCGAGTCTTGTTATATCGGTCTGGATCTTGCAACAAAGACCGATATCGCAGCGCTTGTTGCGGTGTTTCCAAGACCCGAGGGGCGATTTGCCGTCCTTGGCAGGTTTTATCTGCCCGAGGACAGCGTCTATGAGGGACGCAACAGTCAATATAGCGGTTGGGCACAAAGTCAGCGGCTTGTGGCCACCAGTGGCGCTGTGACCGATTTCGATGTGATTGAGGCCGATCTTTTGGACTTGCAGTCACGCTTTAACGTGCGCCA